GCTCTTCAATCGTGTAAAAGTCATACATATTGTCATTGATAGAGGTGTAGTTCTTATGTACTTTGATGCCATGCATTATCGAGGCATGGTCTCTGTTAAACATATCACCGATAGTTGCATATGGTATGCCCTGGTTTCTCAGCAGGTTGTAAAGGTAGTACCTTCTGTATGTGTGCTGTCTATGCCGCCCTTTCTTATCCAGTTGATTTAGCTGGATGTATTCAATTATTTCTTTCATTGTATATCATTCCTATCATTAGTAATATTACTCCTACACTAAACATTAGTAGTGCCATTTTAGCTTCCTCTGCCATTTCTTAATTGGTATTTATTATTTGTATCCTTATCTATTGAGTACCCTAATGCCTTGAATAGTTCAAAGTATCGGTACACTGTGCGGTGACTTACACCCAAGTACCTTGCAATGGTGTCTATACACCTGGACTTATCTTGCAGGAGCTCCATGAGTCGGATGCATCTGTACATTTTGTGTTGGTTCATGAGTACTTAGTTACGTAGTATATCGCTTTCCAAGCTAATACCGCTGTTGTTGGGTTTAGTATCATTATTCTGATTTAAAGGTTAATTCATCTAATTTTATTTGGTACTCTTTACCATCTTTGAATCCTTTTAGGTATTCTTCTGCTTTTTGTCTTCTTTCCATTTCTTTGGCTTGTTCTATTTCTTTTTTTGTTTTTCCAAATCTCAGGGTAAAATAATTTTTATCTCTTATGGACTTCATTCTTTCCTGACATTTTTTCACTAATTCTGCTTTTTTCATTTATTCTTATTTAAAGGTTTCGTTGTAGTATTGTTCTGATTCTTTAACATAATCTATCATATCAATTGTTGGTATAATAGGTGCTGTTGTTCTTGCTTGAATTATCTGCTCCTTCTCCATTGCTTTTGCTTGGTCTAATAACAAATCAAGTTGGTTCCTAAATTCAAGGACATCAATATTTCCTTGTTCTCTGTGTCTCATTAACTCAATTACTTTTGAGTGGTACCACTCTACTGCTGTCTTTGTCATATCCTCTCTATTTTAATTATTAAACCCTCCCAGATGTCTGCCTTTACTCTTGCTTGAGCAGATGAGTCTGCTTTTACGTTCTTGCTGAGCTTCCTCCACTGACCTTGAGTGAATGCTCGATAGTGTATTTTCCACATTGTTTCTTGCTTTAAGGTATCGGTGGTATAGTTTCTCATCAAACCTATCCCATCCTTTGATGTATGCTAAATTAATCATCCTACTACTCCTATGATTACAAGGAAGATTGTCACTACCAATGCTACGGCTCCCATTATAAGGCAGTCAACTATTGCTTTTTGATTCTCAGTCATGATTATAAGTTTTGAAGGTTAGCTTTGTACATCTCAAGTCTTGCAAGAGCACGAGCTTGTGTGTGCAGTGTATTCTTGTATCTTGCAACAAGGTTAGTGCAGTCTAATTTAGCACATACCATGATGTTATCTGATGTCAATCTGATACGGGTGATCATGCCCTCAATCATATTCTCTGCATCCTCAATGGCTTCATTGAGTGCCTCTTGATCATGTACTTGACCTTCCTCACAATAGTCACAAGGCCAAGACTCATCTCTTGATGGATGGTTATCCCATGAGTTGTTGCATCCCATTTTACCAGTGCCGTAGCAGTTGGTACATTCTTTAATAAACTTTTTCATATGCTTTTATGTTTTGATTACCTTACAAATGTAGTGATAATTTCCATACTTGCAAATAATAATTAACAATCTGTTGAAAATAATTGTAATTTATAATGATTCTAAATAAGAATATCAGGTCTGGACGGGATAAAACGGGATAATTTAGACATAAAAAAACCTCCTAAGTGTGCATCATTGATAGGCATAGGAGGTGTATTAGAGTGACCTGCTAACTGTTCTAATGGTAAGTAGGCAGGTACTATTTTTTCTTGAATCTTTTGACTATGAATTTAGAGGCTAAGGTTGCAAGAGCTTTGAGAAACTTATTCTCAGATACTACCTCTACTTTAGTGCCAGTCTCATCCTTTGTGATGTGCACATCTACCTTTTTGCCGTCATACTTAAGGTCATGATTAGTGCCATCCTTGTGGTATTCTATCTCTGCCTTGTTGGTCTCTATGATTAGATCCACTTTCTTAGGTCTGCCTACTTTCTTTGCCATATTAGAACTCATTTAATAAAACTATTGATACTCTGGGTTGATCTTTTGCCATTTTTACCATGCGTTCATACTCTGGGTTGTTGTTAAGGACTAAACATCCCTCTGACCAGCCGCCAATTTGTGTTGCCACTTGTTGACTACCCTTATTATATGTCGCTCCATGGATATTAAGGAATATCAAATCAGTCATTACAGCCGTTGTGGGGTTCGTTTTACCATCATTGGTATAGTCACGCCTGTATGGAACGCCTTTAATCTGTCTAAGAGCCTCCATCTTGCCTCTATGCTTACCGTATGCATACGAATCATAGTTCCATTGGTCTGCTTCCATTACAGCAGTACCTTTGTTGCCTTTGTTTGTGGTGCAAGATGTTACAAATTGAAAGGCTGAGCCCTTGAAAATGTAGCACTTGTCATCAAAGATGTTGTTACCGTCCTCATTTGACCTAACAAACAACAGCCACATATCAGCTGGTATGCTTTTATAGGACTTTAAGCCCTTGACTCTATCAAGTAGTTGCTTATCAGTGTAGTTCTTAACGTTGCTCATTGCTTTCTATTGTTAGTTGTGATAATGTAGCTGCTACAGTACCTGCTGTGATAGCGTATGTTGCCACAGTTACTACTGCTGCTGGCAATGTGATGGGTGCAGCAATGATAACACCTGCTACAGCACCTACTGTGATTGCTATTCTCTGCACTTTCTTCCAAAACTTTGGAGTCTTAGCACACCATCTTTCTTTCATGCTCATCTTGTTAATTGTACTTCGATTAGTTTCTTTACTGACTGAGTTAGCTCACTGATTTGTTCTGCCAGGTGCTTAATCTCAAGCTGAGTCATTTTCTCAATGGCTTCATACTTGAAACGTGACTCATTGTCAACCAGTTCAATCTTACCTTTGAGCCTACCTTGAGTCTCAATAATTCTCTTCTGCTCATCTGCTAATGCTTTGATATCTGAGTGTACTCCTTTCAGGAAGTATGCTACACCTGAGATCAGTATTGTTATAATCGTGAAGGCTATTTCGTTAAAGTGCATTACAATATCAGTATTGAGTTGTTGTATCCGTTCTCTCTCATCCCACCACATGGGCATCCACTATGGCATTGGCCTACACAGTCACAATCACATCTGTCAATCATAGGCCTAAGGTCAGTATCTCTGTTGGTAGGGGAAGTGAAGCCAGGATATAAGTCCTTATTAGCTATCAAGTACCTAATCAACCGTTGCTCAAAGAACGAAGCCTTCTGTGCATAGTGCTCCATCCCAAAGGCAACCTCACTACGGCTAACAGATGCAGAGAAATCTCCGAATTGAGTCTGCAATCCTTTGTTCTTGAGTTGGTATGTCAAGCCAAATACAGCATCCTCTGCTGATCTCCATGCAATCACTGGCTGTATAAAGGCAACAAGTGCCTCCTCATCATTTGTCAACGTCTGAGCGTTGTATGCTGCCAGTAGATAGTTGTAGTATGTTGTTCCTAAGATAGGCATCACTCTAAGCTGAGCCTGAGTAGCTATGTACGGAGTAACATCTGTTACATCCACATTAGCTGTGATAGGAGTGTTGGTCTTAAGGTAGGTCTCTGTTATAAAGTATATCATGGTGCAGGTGTTTCTGTTGGTATTATATCACCACCTTCTATAGGAGGTAGGGATGCAAGTGATCTAACCTCATTCGGAGTCATTGCATTCAATACTTTGGTAGCTACTAATGGACTCAATGAGTTGATGGCATCAGCTGTCTTAGATGCATCTCCTTCTATCTCAACAATAGTCTCATTTATTATCTGGAAGTTGTTAATCATGTACACACCTGGTATCTTAGCCAGTGCCAATAGCTCGTTCACTATCTCCTCTACCTGGTCTCTCAATGGCATCACTACATTCTTCTCAAATACAACGTATGCCTGCTTGATATCAGCTCCACCACCAAGTGCTCCTGTGGTTCTTACTCCCATCAAGATAGGGTCAATGGTATGTGAGAAACATATCTGCTCAGTATTGAGTGCAGAGGCCTCATGGAAGAGCTTATCATTGCTGTTGGTAGGCAATGCCTCTATCTTTGGTAATGCATCTTGACTGTTAGCAAAGAATGCCACAGCCTTGCCGGCATTAGCTGCACCTTTCAACCTATCAATGGTTTGCTTGATCATGTGTTTCTCTTCTTCTGACTGTGGTCTCTTAGGGAACATCATAGCAAAGGAAGGGAACACTGAGTTTTGGATGTTACTCTTAGCAAAGTAACTTAGCTCACCAGATAGGAAGGCAAAGTTCAAAG